AAGAGCGAGCTGAGCCAGATTCTTGGTGTGACGCCACCGGTTCTTTCTAAATTTCAACACGAGCCTACCTTTCCCGACTTCGACAAAGATAACACGGCAGAAATCTATGCCGTGTGCGTTTGGTGGTATCTCAGAAAAGAAGCAAACCCAGTCCCGACAGACGAAACATTGCTGGCAGGGGATGACTCAGACGGACTTGAGCGATACCGCCAAGCCAGAGCAGCACAGGAAGAAATTAAGCTCGCACAAACACGCGGGCAAGTAATTATGCTGAATGATTTTGAGGACGTTGCCCCAGCGTTATTTGGTCCGCTTCGCAGAGTGGCGGAGCATGTGAAAAGAAAAGGCGATACAGACACGCTGGAGTTGATTGAGGAGGCAAATCGCGAGGTACTGTCAAACCTAGAGCGAATCTATGGACATGATCGTTCCACAATCGAAACAGACGTGGACTGACTACGCCATACCTGGAGCAAAGGCACTCCGGGAAGCGTTTCAGCGGATCGCAATCGTTGCGCGTTATCGTTCAATAGCAGAGTTTGCTGAGCAGGAAATCATTCTTCCAGATGGCCCATTCCAAGGGCAGCGATTTAGGATCGCACGGCAGCCAGCACATGGAGCGTTCTTCCGTGAAGTCGATTCAGGCAACTGGTTTAGGTATGCCTGCACAGGCCCGCAGCAATCCGGGAAAACACTTGCGTTTGTAGTTATCCCAATTCTTTATCACCTATTCGAAAGGAATCAGACAGTCCTGTTTGGCTTGCCATCAATGGACATGGCAAACGACAAGTGGAAGCTCGACATCAAGCCAGCAATCGAGGCCAGCCAGTTTGCTCGGTTCCTTCCACGGAAGGGGGCCGGATCCAACGGTGGAACTCCGGAGCTGATTCAGTTCGGCAACGGAAGCAACCTGAAGTTCATCACAGCTGGAGGCGGCGACGAGAAGCGAGCTGGGTTTACGGGGCCGATTCTTGTGGTCACGGAAGTTTCACACCTTGATCAAGTCGGCGGCACATCAGACGAAGCAACAAAGCTAAAGCAAATGGAGGGGCGAGTCAGGGCCTACCGTGCTAGTGGGCAGGCCCGAATCTATCTGGAGTCGACAGTAACAATCGAGCAAGGTCGCATTTGGCAGGAATGGAGCAACGGGACAGCGGGAGAGGTCGTTATTCAATGCCACTCTTGTGACGAATGGATTTGCCCGGGGCGTGACAACCTGATTGGCTGGCAGGATGCAGCAACAGAGGACATGGCGGAACTTCAAAGCCGGTGGGCTTGTCCTTCCTGCGGCATACTGTTTGACGACGCAACGCGACTGAAGCAATTGGCAAACTGTAAGGTTAGGCACAAAGGCCAGTCAATTCTTTCTGACGGAACAATCACGGGTCAGATAGTTGCATCGAAGACGATGGGGTTCAGGTATTCGGCGGCCACAAACACGTTCGTGACGGCCGGAATTGTTGGGGCGGATGAATGGAAGGGTGCTCGGGAAGTCGATCAGGACAACGCAGAAAAGGAGTTGCTGCAGTGGACGTGGGCACTGCCTGCAAAGCCAAAAGAACAAGACGTGGAGCCTCTGGACTTTCGGGCCGTCATGCATCGTCAGAGCCAATGGCGGCGGGGACTCATGCCGTCCGATGCGGTCACCATCGCGGCTGGCGTCGACGTTCGAGAAAAGCAGCTCGACTGGTTCGTAACAGCGAAGCGATCAAACGGGCAACCACTTTGCATCGACTACGGTTTTGAGCCGGTGTTGAGGGAGGCCAGCGATCTGAAAACGGCATTAAAGCAGGCGATCAGATATCTGCAGGAAAAATTTGATAAAGGCTGGGAAGTCGAGGGGCTGTCAGGACTTCGCGGAATCGATATTGCCCTGATCGATATCGGATGGGAAACAGACACGATTCGAGAGGGACTGAATGAGCATCAGCTTTGGCGACGCGCCAAAGGATTTGGATTTAAGCAGCACGCAGGATCTGCCTATGTGGCTCCGCAGAACAAAAACCGACAGATGCACCAGATAGGGGAAGGCTGGCACGATGTGATTTTGATTCGTGGCAACAAGCGTTTTCGCGAACTGGAAAACAACGCAGACCATTGGAAGCGAAGAGTTCATCAGGCGTTGACGGTTGCGGTCGATAGCTCAGCGGCATTGTTGCTGCCAAAGTCGGAAAAGGTGGAGGGCCGGATTGAGGTAGCGAAACAACTGACGGCGGAACGTGAAACGACTCAGTTTGAAGTAGGGAAAGGAACGGTGAGAAAATGGGTCCAGACATTTACGAGGAACCACCTTCTTGACGCCTGTTATATGTCTTTCGTTGGGCTCAGCGTGGCGGAATATGAGTCAGAAAAGGCACGGAAAAAGGCGGCGAATACGCCATCGAATGGCGTGATTTCAGGAAAAAAAGCAGAGCCTTTTGTAAGGAAACGCAAGTGAAGCCACTGAAAGAGCCGGGGTATGTGCAGAAGACTCGACAATACTTCCATTGCAGCGTTGCGACAGGAAACGGGTGTTGCCCGATCTGCGGAAAGTTCGCATCGGTCGGACGCTCCAAAGATGAATCTGGGTTTAGAACGCAGTATCGGTACTGTTCGTGCGGCCACAGTTTTCAAACTGTTATCAGGTTGGTTCTAAATGATTAGAACACCACACTGCCGCCAATCGCGTAGCCAATGCAACATGCTTGCATGGCACGCTCAGCATCTGAACGATTAACGCTGTTCGAGAACATCCGCGACAAGGTTGAATCAGCCCTCGCGTCTGGATCTCCAGTCGTTTCGTATTCAGTCGACGGCCAAACGGTTCAGAAAGAGCCTACTTCGAGTTGGCTCGCAGAACTGGACGCACGAATCGCGGACCTCCGATCGCAGGCCGGAACCGGTCTCGCTGGTCGCAAGAACCTCGTGAGGTTCCAGCGATGACAAAATCCCCTTACGTCCAGCGAATCGAAAAAGCAAAACTGCCGACAAGATTGGACAGGGTTCTTTTTGCAGTGTCCCCTGATCGGGCGGCAAAGCGTGTCAGGGCTCGTGTCGATCATGAAATTCGCATGATGATGAGCGAGCGAGCCGTGGAGAGGTTCGCAGCCTACGAAGGCGCGGAGAATGACCGAATTCGCGGCGACAAGTGGTTGACGAGCAAGCTCAGCAGCAACGACCAGTTGCAGACGGAACTTGAAACGCTCGTTGATCGGTCGTTGGATTTGTACCGCAACGATTGTTACGCAGCATCGGCAATCAATGGCCGCGTTGACAACGTGATTGGAGCGGGGATTCGTCCACAGTCACGAGTTCAGCCAGAACGCGGCATTATCACGCCAGCGAAGGCCGAAGAATTCAACGTTATGGCTGAATGGCTGTTTTCGCGATGGGCCAAAATTGAGCGATTCTACGCGAAACAGCGACAGCTTGAGCGTTGCAACGGAATCTATGGGGAAAGCTGGCTGGACATCGGCAACGATGACAATCCAACAAAGCCAGTCTCGCTTTCTGTGCAGGTGATTTCACCGCAGAGAATCCCCATCGTATCGTATCAGCAGTTGAAGACAGGCGATCGTCGTCGTCTCGGCTTACGTCTGGATTCAAAAGCGCAAGGAGTGGCGGCTTATGTGCGGCGTTCACATCCGGGCGATTCAGAGGCCTATGACCAAACGGAAGACGAAAGAAGCATTGGAATAGAAATTCTCCACTGCTTCGAAGAGCTGTTCCCCGGACAATTGAGAGGCGTTCCGTGGATCGCTCCGGCGATGGCTAGACTTAAAGACCTAAAGGACTTCGTTCACGCGAATCTCATCGCTGAACAGGTCGCAGCGTGCCATTCAGCATTTATCACGGGCATCACAGATCCGGTTGTCATCGCTGAACAAGGCCGATCTCGAAGCAATCTCGAAGATCTGTCACCAGGAACGATTCAGTATCTCGCCGATGGTGAGGGCGTGGCGTTTTCTGATCCTGCAAGACCGGGAACGACGCTCGCTCCATATGTGGAGTGGGCATTGCATGGCGTGGCAGCCGCGATTCGCTATCCCTATGAGTTGCTGGCGAAACAATTCACCAACAACTTCAGCGGCGGACGGCTTGCCTTAATCGACGGCAGAATCACATTCAAGGTTTGGCAGAGTTGCCTGATCGAATCGATGCTGGAACCGGTTTGGGAAAAGTTCATCGACCAATGCGTGTTCCAAGGGGCAATTGACATTGATCCCGTCGTTTACGAGGCGAACCGCTCTCACTTTTTGCAGCACGCATGGATTCCACCTGGTTGGCCGTGGGTCGATCCTGAAAAAGAAGTGACGGCAGACTTGGCTGCAATTGCTGGCGGGCTTCAGACAGAAACTGAATCACTGGCAGCACGCGGAAGAGACTTTGATGAAACGCTCGCTCAGCGTGAACGCGAAGCAATGGCAAAGATGAAGTCACAGGCCCGGATTCGGGACGCGCGAGTTCAACTAGGTTTGCCGGATCCAATGGAACAATCGCGGCCGGTTGGTAAGCCGTCAGCATCATCGAAAGCGGTTCAGGAGACACAAGATGCCACAGCTTGAAACCGTAGCTGATCCCGCATTGTTTCGAACGAATAGAACAGCGGAGATGCCTGCAAAGGTTGACCGCAAAGCCAATATCATTTTCGGTGCAAACCTGATGCAGGTTGGCGACTTAAATGATGGCGATGCGAGACCGTGGACCGTGGACGCGGAAACATTGTCGCAAGCTCAACGGTTTATGAGTCGCGGCAAAAACGGATCAAAGGCCCGATTCACTCATCCAAATATGTCCAGCGATGGAATGGGCTCGTATCTCGGCCGGTGGAAGAATGTTCGCGTTGATGGCGGAACATTACGCGGAGACCTGCACATTGCGGACGCTGCGTTTAAGAGCCCGCAAGGCGACCTCGGAACATATGTCATGGATTTGGCCGAAAGCGATCCGGAAGCGTTCGGAGTGTCACTTGCCACGCGATTGGATCAAAAAGACCTCGAAGAATTTGACCGAAAACGCACGGGCGAGAAATGGCCGATGCGGTTTTCAGACATTCGCGCTGGAGACATCGTCGACGAGCCAGCAGCAACACGCGGCGGCATGTTCGATCTGACGACTCCAGACCTGCGAAACCTTCCTGCTCAGGCAACTCTGTTGCTTTCCACATATTTTGGAGATGCGGAACCTGAAGTGGTCCGAGGTCGCATCAATGCCTTCTTGGACCGGTATCTAGCCAATAAAGGACCAACACCAATGGCCGACGAAAAACCAGTTGAAGAGATCGTTGAACCAGCGGAAACGCCCGTTGAGGAA